AAGCTAGCGACTTACCGCTTAGGGGATTTCGGTGCAACGCCGATAAACAATAAGTCCCTATCCCAGACAGCACTCCACGAGGTGCTTCATGTTTTCCTCCATGAGTTGATCGCCATCGCACAAGACCGTGGCGCTACCCCAGAGCAGTTAGACGCTGCTGAACACGGGGTTATCAACGTACTTGAGTCGGTCTTGTTCAGGGAACATGATGGGTCACGTTAGTAAGAAACGGGATGAGCAGTTCATTGCTGCATGGCACTCCTCTGGAGGCTCTCCTATTCGATTAAGTGAGCAACTGGGTCTTAGCCTGAGAGCCATTTATTTACGCAGGGACGCAATCGAAAAGCGGCATGGCATTGCTCTAGTGGCGAGCAGCCCAAAGGCTCTGAAGCACGATCCGATGGCCCTGCGAGCGATCATGTCCTCGAGGCGGGATGTCAACCGCCTAGAAATCCATGATGGAGTGGTCTTGGTGGGGTCAGATGCCCACTACTCTCCCGGAGTGGTTCCTATCGCTCATAAAGCCCTGTGCAACCTCATCACCGAAATGGGGAGCGAGGTCAAGGCTGTCGTTCTTAACGGAGACATTCTGGACGGAGGTAGCATCAGTCGCCATCCTCGGATCAGGTGGAAGCAAGTCCCAACCGTCAAGCAGGAACTTGATGCCGTCATAGAGCGAACTGGCGACATCGAACGGGCAATCATTCCAGGCACATACCTATTCAGAACCTATGGGAACCATTGCGCCAGGTTTGAATCGAGACTGTCTTCTATGGCTCCCCAATATGAGGGTGTTGCGGGGTTTACCCTAAGAGACCACTTGCCTCAATGGATGGACTCAGACCGCATCGATGTCAATGAAGATATGGTCATCATCCATGACTGGCACGCCGGGATTCACTCGGGATGGAATGATGTATTAAAGGGTGGCTGTCATACAGTCACCGGACACACTCATGAGCTAGGCTGCAAAGCGCACAAGGGCTTCAAGGGAACCCATTACGGCATCAAGACCGGGATGCTGGCCAACGACGATCAGCAAGAATTCGATTACAGACTCGGCAAGCCTGGGCTAAACTGGGCATCAGGATTCGCGGTGTTGACCTGGAAGGGGGGAACTTTGCTCCATCCAGAGTTCTGTGCAGTCCGGGATGACGGAAAGGCGTACTTCAGGGGGCGGCTTTTTGCCGATTGAGCATGACCGAAAAGCTGAAACTTGAGTTCGCTCCTGGGTGCTTTGACGACTTCGACGGAACCCAGGAAGAGCTGCAAGAACTCATCGCCCAGCTCCACGCGATGCTGGATGACGGAACGCTATTCGAGCATTCTGAGCCTGTCTCTGAGGAAGAATCCCAAGCAATCCAGCGCAAGATAGCCGACAGATCATCTCGGCAATGAGTGGCTGGCTCATAGCCCTGACAGGCTGTATCTACGCCTGGATCGCTCTAGAGCAAGGACTGAAAGGAAATTGGCCCATGTGCGTGGTGTACGCAGGCTATTCCTTCAGCAATGTCGGGCTGTATCTTCTGGCTGAGAGTTAGCCTCGAACAGTCTTCCCTCTTGGCCGCACGGCCCCCTGGTGCGGTTGTCTATACAAGAGCCGATCCCCTTACTGGCTTTGTAAGGGTTCTTGACGCAAGACATTGAGATGCTGGTGTACTGGCTGTGCTTGCGCGGCTCTTCTCTCAAGTGCTTGCATTGCTTGCAGAGTTCGCGGTCTTTGTCCCAGGTGTACTTCGGGAGCGTAAACATTTCAGGGGTACGGCTAGGTTAAAGACACTCGAGGTCTTGAGGATTGATTTCTTTCGGGCCTCGTACTCACGCTTTCTGGCGTTTGGGTCGGGCTTAGGCTTTCTAGCGTTCGGGCCTGCCCCGAGTTCGTAGAGTGCGCGAGGATACCTTCTTTGGTTCTTGTGGTCTGTGACCCAGCTCTTAATGTGGACAAGCTGTGGGCGCTTTCTGTTCTCTCTGATGAGCCTGAGCATCATTGAAGAGGCGTGGTGAGCGCAGATGCCTAGTGCTTCTGAGATTTCTGCGCTGGTCATTGGCCCGTCTTTGAGAAGTTCTAAAACCTTTTCGTTCTTCATTTCTTGAGGAAGCGGCCACACCTGGTGCAGCGGATACGGTTATTGGTCATGGTTCTGCGGTGGAGTCCAAAGAAGCAGAGGATTTTCATTTCTTCACCTTTCGCTCTTCATACTTGGCGAGCTGCCAGTTGTCTCCTAAGAGTCGAAGCGACTTGACCCACTTTCTTTGGTAGGCCCGATTCACTTCTCTTGGGAATTCAGGATTGTTCCAATGCTTCCTAGCTAACGTCAGGAGCTTTGTTTTCATTTGGCCTCCGCAAGAACACACAAGATGCAAAAGATCACCCAATCAATGAAGCTCATGTTCGGTTCCTTATCTTTGCCGCCGCCTGGAGCAGAGACTCTTTATCGCCAGGATGAGTCTCCACCACTTTTGCACAAGCTCTACGCTCCCACTCTGCTGCCGCATTCACCACGGCCATGATGAACTCATCAGCGGTGAGATTGGGAGGGATTGCGTTGAGAAGGTCTCTGACCTCATCGCGGCTCATTCCTGCGCCTTCCGATCTGCTTCATCCTCGAGGCGATGGAGCGTCTTGGCGCTCAGAGCTTCCACAGGAAACTCCAGGCCATTGATGGTCAGGCTAATGATCTTGGCGCGGCACTCTCCGACATGAGCCTCGACCTCGACGGTGCAGTCACCGATGTAGGTTTCAAACTCCATTTTTGACTCCAATCACTCGGCGGTTGCGGCCAGATGCGCCAGGCTTCCTCATTCCTGTATCTACAAGAACTCCAAGGCGCATCAGAGGAGCGATCCTGGGTGTGATGCTCTGGAGGTCTATCCCAGTAGCTCTGGCGATCTCCTCCGTGGTCATTGGGCCATTCGCGTTGATGACCTCAAACACCCTGCTCTCCAGGGTGGTGGTGTTGAGCTTCGCTGCCTCGTGTGAGGTATCGGGATCGGTGTTTCGTGCTAGTCCACTCATTTCGGCTTCCTTTCGCTTAACGGACTGTGTAATGATAAGCCACCTTATGAAGAGGTGGCCTAGTGATTACCCTTAAAAGGGTACGTCCATGTCATTCTGCTCTCGGTTACGGCGAGGTTTATCGGACTTGTCTTCCTCGCGGGGAGGGTTCATGTAGGCCCAGCCATTCCAACCGCCTTCGACATTAGGGGTGCAGTCCATCTTGAGCATGGGGCCGTTCTTGGTGTCGATGACCGATCCGATCTTGAGATAGCGGCTCTTCTCCTGGCCTTCTTTGTTGGTGTACTTGCCAACAACCACGGAAATCTCATACATGACTTTACTCATACTGTGCTTTCAATTGAGTTACGGTTGAATCGACTTCTGCCAGGAACTTGACGATCTCGGCTTCCATCTCTGCTATGAAACGCTCGTCCCTCTCCACTCGAGCAACGAACATTTGCATACTCTCTGGCATCCTTTGGTCATAGACCACAAAGTCACACCACTTCTTGTCTGCGCACTTCATCTGAAGCTGCATCTGCTTGAAATATTTATCCGGGATTTTTCTTGTCAGGAGCTGGTCGATCATGGTGGCCGTTTCAGGGCACTTGATCTCCACCAATCCCTCTCCGACAACCCCGTCCGGTGAGGCTCCGCACATCTCAATGGTCGGGTGAGGCATGAACCCTACCTCAGTCACCAGGACGCCCATACGGGCTTCATATGCGGCCCTGGCCTCTGCCTCTGTTTGGACTCCCCATTCCATAGCGGCGTTGGAGTAAGTCTTGGCAGGCTGGCCTGTGAGCCTCTCGACTACGAGTTGGGCTTTGTAGTTGTCCCGATCCGCGCTCCATCCTGTCTTGGTCTTTGCCATGACCTTGTAAACAGAGGATGCGGTGACCTTGCCACATCTGGCCTGGAACCATGAGTCTGTGCGTTGCTCAGTCATAGTATTCACTCCGAGCTTTAATCATTGCATCGGCAGTAATCCATGCCGTTGCCTCAATCCAGGACTGGCCCCGTTGAATGATCTGCTTCTCTAGCTTTGGATTTGCAAGCAATCCTTGTAACGCTGCGGCAGCGAAATAGTCCCTCATTGAGAGACCCTCGCACTCCTCCATTGACCCGCACTCAAGCGTTCGCTCTTGTGGGAATGCTGGCCCACCGTCCCATGTTTTTTTCATTTCGCCGCCCCTTTCAATGAAGCCTGGTGCTTCGTCCAGAACCGAGTCTTAGCCGCAGATGCTGGGATAGCCTTGAAAGCCGCCTGGAGCGCGTCTAAACCCTCCATGGCCGCATCTCTGAGCGCGTCCAGGTGTTGAGCCTCAAACGCTTGATCTTCTGCCCCGGAGCTGCGACTGGCTGCGTTGCCATCGTCATCCTCTGGCGCGATTCCACAAGCCGCCATCAGGCTATAGCGCCGCGCATAGGTCAGGGCCGATCCGTAGCCTTGCGGGTCTTGTTTGGAGGCGGGAACATGGAGCTTCCCGCTAGAGAGCATTTCTCCTGACTCGTGGAGGAACACGGTCTCGACAATCACTCCATCAGAGCATTCGGTGTTCTGCTGCATCAGCATGATTCCGTTTGCATTCAGAGCGTCGATGACTGCCTCAACGCAAGCCGCCAGATCAGCGTAGCGGCTCTTGAAGTGAGGATTCGATGATGTCTTGAGAGCAGGGCCAAAAGCCTTCTGCGCCGCGACCAAAGCTGTTGCGATGTTTTTCATAGGAAGAAGAAGAAAAAGAGTGCACCACACAAACCGAGGAAGATGGCAAACAGCACATCCATAGCACCTTTACGGCGAGCCTCGATAGCCTCATGAGAAGGGCGATAGACGTATCTCATTCTTCCCACTCCTGAGCAGGAGGAAAGGCATCGTCATAAACCCACAGCTCTCCTTCGGGGCCGCACTTGTTACCGCGAATCCGTGCGGTGGTGCAGAAGAGAGGTTCTTTGTCGCCCGTCACCACATTGATGACCTGGAGGTCAGGGTGGCCGCACTTTGAGTTCATCACATTCTGACGATTCTCAATCACGAACTGACAGCGAATGCAGGGGTTCATACTGGCTCCTAAAAGACCGCGATCTAGCGGCATGGGATGAATCCTAAGCGATCTTATGGGATCACAACATAGGACTTTCCCTAAGTCCCCTTATCCTAATCGGGCTTACACTACAGCGGGGCCAGGAACGGGTTAGCGCCGTGCGCCTGGTGTTTTCGAATTATCAGCAGGAGCTACTCTGCTACATGAGAGCTGGCCCCACCAAGGGAGAGACATGGACAAGAAAGAGCTAATCAAGAAGGCTGGAGGAGTCACCGCACTAGCGAGACTTCTGGGCATCTCCTGTCCTGCGATTTATCAATGGAAGCGGGTTCCGCAGGCTCGGCTGTGGCAACTCAAGACCCTTCACCCCGAGTGGTTTGAGGAGCAAACATGAAGAAACTGGCTATCGCTGCCGCAATGATGCTGCTTGGTGCTAACGCTCATGCGGCCTGCACTTCACACACATACATCGTCAATGGCAAGACGGTGACCTGTATGACCTGCTGCTACGGAGAAGGTCAGTTCAGGACTTGCACAACTACTTGCAACTGAGGTAGAGTGAGAAAGCGCCGTGAGAAGCGCATAAGGTGGGCCTGGATCAGTGTCCTTGGGTGGACGGCTTCAGGCCCGATAAAGCCCGTAATGGGTTGGCCCGCCTCGGAATTCTCACCCTGAGGCTGTCCCCCCAAGGAACGCTGATGCATTTCTATCAGTTCAACATCAAGGACTACCAGTCCCACACGGGACATCTTGATGAGTTCGAGGACTTGGCATACCGCCGACTTCTCGACTGGTGCTATCTTCACGAGCGCCCACTTCCACTAGAGCCAGACGAGATTGCCCGTTTAATCAGGATGCGATCGCATAGCGACTGCATTGCGTCCGTTCTACGGGAGTTCTTCGTCCGTACAGATCATGGATGGATTTCAGATCGTGTCCTGCGCGAGATCAGTTCGGTGAACAACAAGTCTGAGAAGGCTCGAGAGAGTGCTAGGGCTAGATGGGACAAGAGGTTAGATGCGAACGCATTGCCAGCGCAATCCGAAGGCAATGCTCCCATTACCCATGACCCATTACCCATTACCAAAGACACAATACCCAAAGAGAAGAAACGCACATCGACTGTCGTCGAGTGCTTCTCTGGTGTTGATCCTCAAGTCTGGAATGACTGGTTGGCGATCCGCAAGGCCAAGAAACTTCCCTTGACCAAGACCGCGATGGCTCAAGTCGAGGCTGAGGTGAAGAAGGCTGGCATCTCAATGCAGGAAGCTCTGAAGGAGTGCTGCCTGAGAGGTTGGGGTGGCTTCAAGGCAAGCTGGTATGTCCCGGCCCCATCTCTGACTGTCCCAAGCGCACCGATGCGTGATCCTGCTTTGGTCAAGATCGAGCAGGATTCTCTGAGGAAGATCGCACCTCCTCCTGAGATTCGCCAGATGCTTAACTCCATCATCAAGAAGGTATGAATGAGCTGGCTTTATTCGCGGGTGCTGGTGGAGGAATACTTGGGGGCAAGCTCCTTGGATGGCGAACCGTCTGCGCCGTCGAATGGGAACCCTACCCCGCAAGCGTACTGTGCGCCCGACAAAACGACGGTCTTCTCCCGCCTTTCCCGATTTGGGATGACGTTCAAACCTTTGACGGAAGACCGTGGAGAGGAATTGTTGATGTCGTATCTGGCGGCTTTCCCTGCCAGGACATCTCAGTCGCCGGAAAAGGGGCCGGAATCGAAGGAGAGCGCAGCGGAATGTGGAAACACATGGCGCGGGTGGTTGGCGAAGTACGACCCAGATTCGTCTTCGTGGAGAACAGCCCAATGCTCATTCATCGAGGACTTGCCAGAGTCCTTGGAGACCTTGCCACGCTCGGGTATGACTCGCGGTGGACTGTTATGGGAGCTGCCGATGTTGGAGCGCCGCACCAAAGAGACAGGCTCTGGCTTGTGGGCCACGCCACAGCACCGAGACTTTCGCAGCGGTCAGGCATCGCGCTGGGACGATCCAAGAAGAACAAGGAATCTCAACGACCAAGTAGCCAAGTGGCCCACTCCAACGTCGAGCGTCGGAGGAGCGAATCACAACAGTCCATCTGTAGTATCGGGGAAAAGGTTTGCGATGAATCTGGCCGGTGCGGTTCAATCATTTCCAACACCGACCAGGCGCGACTACAAGTCGGGGACTGGAGCGCAGGATCGTCCGGGCCACTCTCCTCCATTGAGCAATGTCATTGGTGGCACTCTGAACCCGACGTGGGTAGAGTGGTTAATGGGGTGGCCGCTAGGGTGGACAGACTTAAAGCCATTGGAAATGGACAAGTCCCACTCTGTGCCGCAACAGCCTGGAGATATTTAAGTGAATTACTTTGAAGCCGTAAAACTTCTAAACGAGGTTAAAGATGGAGTCAATCACAGCACAGAGTCAATCACCTACGCTCTCTTCCTCACAGGAGACATTTCGGATGGAATGCGAGGCGAAACATTGGGTCAAGACATTCAACGCAATGAAAGCCGATCATGGGCTGATTACTGCCTCGGCATGGTGGGGACAGACAATCCGAGACATTGAAAAGAAACGAGGCCCAAAAGCCGCTCAAGAACTCCGCGACGCAATGAATAGGTTGAAGAAATGACATTCATAGTTGTCTTTACCGTCGAAGGAATCCCTCAAGGCAAGGGAAGACCAAGGTTCCGAAGGGCTGGAAACTTCGTCCAAACTTACACCGACGCTAAGACAAAGAGCTATGAAGCAACCATCAAAGACGCATCTGCTCGCGCAATGGGGTCAGCAAGCCCCCTAGAAAGCCCTGTGAGCGTCGATCTCTACATCAGAGTACCTTGCCCCTCATCTTTCTCCAAACGCCGCCAGAACGAGTGCTTTGAAGGAAGGGAGAGACCGACGAAGAAGCCTGACATCGATAACATAATCAAGGCATATCTTGACGGAATGAATGGAATTGTATATTTGGACGATACACAAGTGGTCAGAGTATCCGCGAAGAAAGTTTACTCAATGGTTGCTGGTGTGGATGTTTGTGTAAGAGAGGAAATATTGTGAGTTATTCGATTCTTGAGCTGGAGATTATTCGTTGGGCCGAGGCTCGCAAGATTATTCCAAACAGCACAACCGAGAAACAACTTCTCAAGTGCATGGAAGAACTTGGCGAATTGGTATCTGCAACATTAAAAGGAAACCGCGAGGCTCAGATTGACGGGTTCGGTGATGTTCTAGTCACTCTTATCCTAGCGGCAGACCTGGCGGGGCTTGATCTGATTACCTGTCTAAACAGGGCATACGAAGAGATAAAAGATCGGAAAGGAACACTCCATGCAAATGGAATATTTGTCCGAGAGTGAGATATTCATCTCCATAGCGATCATCGCGGTACTCCTCAAGACGATAGAGAGACTCATCAAGTGAACGCCCACGCCGCCATCGACTTCATCATCAGGAACTCAGGAGACTACGCAAAGGCCAAGGCCCAGCGGGTGCTGCTTGAGGAATATAGAAAATCAAAGAAAGCTCTGCTGATGAAGGAAGCGATGCTTAAATTTGAGGCAGTCAACGCCCAAGAGAGGGAGGCGTACTCACATCCTGAGTATCAAGAGCTTCTGAAGGGTCTGGCGGCGGCGATAGAGGTTGAGGAGGAACTGAAGTGGAAGCTGGAGGCGGCAAGGATGAGGACTGATGTCTGGAGGACAGAGCAAGCAACCGCTCGAGCAGAAGGACGGGCTACAGAATGATCCCGAAGCACACCTACATCAGAAGCCCCAAACTCCTTAGAGCAGTCGCGGAGTTGTCCTGTCAATGCTGTGGACACCCGAACTCCCAAGCAGCTCACTCCAACTGGACTGGCGGGAAGGGTAGAGGAGTGAAGGCAGACGACAACCACATAGCCGCCTTATGCCTCAAGTGCCATTGGGAGATCGACCAGGGCAACAAGATGACCAAAGAGGAGAGGAAGGAGAAGTGGCTCGCTGCTCATCGAAGAACAGTTCAGGCTCTACAGGGTCAGGGAAATTGGCCTATTGACATTCCGATTCCCGATATAGAATTGTGATGCCCCTTAATCCGCAGTTGCCGGGGTGGGGCCATAGTGCCCCTTTTTTTCTGGAGCGATGATGAAAAAGAAGACTGTGGAAGAGATGCAAAAGTATCTCAATCAGAACAAGCGCAAGTACCATCAAACGAAGCCCATGAAGGCTTACAAGATGGCAGACGAGTTCGGCAAGGGCTACGAGGCCATTGAGATGCAGAAGGCGATGAAGAAGTGAAGTGCCCCATCGCCACCCAGGACACAGAGGTCAACCTCAAGAACCGTAACCACGCCTTCGAGGAGTACGGTTACGGCCCCGCGAACCCGGAAGAACCTGGCGCATTCTGGGACAAGAGGGCAGAGGAATGGAACACCACTCCCGAGATCGCTCAGACGATGAGGTGCGGGAACTGCGCTGCTTTCATTCAAACGCCCGAGATGATGGGTTGCATCACCGGAGGAATCCAACAGGAAGAATCCGACGATGAGACCTATGCTCCCGAGGTTGTCGAGGCG